CATAAATAATGATATCATATAAATGTAACAAATGCAACACTTGTACTATTTGTTACACTTGTGGAGCGAACAAAGCACTGTGTAAAGAACTTGGCATTCGTCTGAGTGGCAAGCCGCTTGGACGACCTAAGAAAGAAACCGATGAGACAAACGAACAACTGATGAAGGAAGACTTCGTCAAGAGATTAGAAATTGAAGGTGTCTTTGGCGTCGCGAAAACCAAATACGGACTTTCAAAACTCATGACCAAACTTCCAGAGTCTCAAAAAGCAAGTATTGGGCTTGTATTTTTTGTCATGAATCTATGCCAGATTCTTTCTTTTGTTCGTTTTTCCGAGACACTTGAAATGCTCATTTTAGAGATTTATTTTAATGAAACCTCGTATGTATATGACGACGAAGGCCTGAATTTCTAAAAAAACGTCAAAAATCAACAAACCCTAACTATAGTCTCATCTACGAAAAATAGCAATCGTTTTCATAGTTCCCGCCATGTTATATGCAAATAAGGTGTTTACCAATACAAGCAAATATGCTCTCACTCACAAGACTTTATGTTTACTCATACAAAGTTAAATGGGAAAAAGTATGTTTTCGCATTAACGAATTAATAAAATAGATATCAAAAAAGGCCACCTGATCCATCACAGTCATGTGGCATCGCTTTTACTTTATTAACTTCTAATTTCATTGCCATTGTGGAACTTAATGGTAATACTAGTGTCTTTATGCACTGATGCGCTATCAACCATGAGCATCCAAAGACTCTCGTTCCAATCATCAAGTTCATCTTCTGATTGAGATAAGTTTGCTAGAAATGATTTCATCTTAAGTGCTTTCCCTTGTTTATCGCTTTTTACTTTAAGTAATTCTTCTTGCTTGGTTTGTAATTTTTCGTAGCGATTAGATAGTTCTTCATATTTCTTGTTATAGTCATCCAAGCTGATACTTGTTTTAGAGTTTTCTTTTACTAGTTTATTCACCAATTCAGCAGTTATGATTAGTTCATCATTGATGTTTGATATTTCATCGTCTATCTTTGTCGTGTCAGTTAATAGTTCAATAACCTCATTTGAATCTTTAATAATCCTTTGCTTGTCTTCCATGATAATGTTATAAGCCTTGATAAATTTCATCTTGATATCTTCTTCTGATAGATTAGGTGTTTGGCATTTTTCTTTATGTTTGTGAAACTTTTTATTACACTGGTAAATGAATCTTGAATATTTACTATTTGAGTGCCATTTCTTTTTTCCATAAAAACCGCCACAATCTTCACAGATGAGTTTTGAAGCGAAAATATCTGTAGAAGAGTACTGTGCGCCTAATTCATTTCGTCTTTCAAGCTCGGCTTGAACCTGCTCCCACATGTCACGATCAATGATTGCTGGATGGTTGTTTTCAACATAGTATTGAGGTATTTGACCGGTGTTTTTAACGAGTGTGTGGTCAAGATAATTATCAGTAAATGTTTTTTGTAATAAAGCATCACCTTTATACTTTTCGTTTGTAAGAATAGAATTGACCGTGTTCTTGGTCCAATCTGCTGATTTTCCACTCGGTGTCTTTATGCGCTCTGATTTTAAATAGTTGGCAATCCCTGAACAGGTCTTACCTTCAACTAAAAACATCCGATAGATTAATCTAACAATAACCGCCTGATCCACATCAATTACAATCTTGTCGTCCTCCTTTTTGTACCCCAGAAAGGATTTATAGGCGAATGATACCTTTCCGGCTTGAAAGCTGACGCGTTTGCCCCAGGTGACGTTTTGACTGATGGAACGCGATTCTTCCTGTGCGATGGATGCCATGATGGTCAGAATTAACTCGCTCTTTGGGTCAAGTGTCCATAGGTTTTCCTTTTCAAAGAAAACTTCAACACCATTATCTTTAAGCTTTCTAACGTATGTGATGGTATCTAGGGTGTTACGAGCAAATCTAGATATCGATTTTGTAACGATAAGGCTAATTTTTCCTTCAAGAGCATCTGCTATCATTTTATTGAATTCAACGCGCTTTTTAGTGCTGGTTCCTGTGATGCCCTCATCAGCATAAACATTTATATATTCCCAATCAGGTCTCTCCTGGATGTACTTCTTATAGTAATTCACTTGTGCTTCGTAGCTTGTATATTGTTCATCTGTGTTTGTTGATACTCTGGCATAAGCTGCTACTTTCCTTATTGCATTACTTCCGATTGGTAATTGGGTTATAGGGTTCTTTGTCGATGGGATTACTGTAATCTTAGCCATTTTGAACTCGTCCTTTCATTTGATTCAATGCCTTGATTCGAGCTTGTTCTTTCATTTCTGGAGTCCAGCTTTCCCTTCTGGAACTTTCTATCCAAATGTACTCTCTGCTTGTTCCATCTTTCATGTGGAAAACAAGCCTTCTTTCTGGCATCACCTCAATTGAATCGACTTTTGATTTGAAGAAATCCTTATCAAATACTGTTCTGTTTAGTATGTGATTTGCCGCTTCGATGACTTTGTTATCAGGCACTTGTTTTGCATCACATTCGTTTATTCCTCTTTTGTTCGAATATGAACACTTCCATATTTCCTTGTATGCAGTTTTTTTGTGGCTATAAACTTTGCCACACACTCCGCATTGTATCATTCCTGAAAAAGCACAATTCTTTTTTACTGGATCAGTTTTAATCCGGTTCAATCGCTTTTGTCTTGTTTTTTTTGCTTTAAAATAAAGTTCTTTGGAAACGATTGGTTCATGATCATCTTTTATTAAATATTTATCAAACTCGCCATTATTAGTCTTCTTCTTTTTCGTCAAGTGGTTTTCTCGATATGTCTTTTGTAGAATTAAATCTCCTGTATAGTTGTAATTGTTAAGGATGGATTTTATTGTGGACCAATGCCACTTAGTTCCTGTGTTCGGTACAATATCCATCGAATTTAGCAATTTACAAATTTGTTCATCACCATTGCCATCAATGTATAATTGATATATCATTCTAACAATTTGGGCTTCTTCTGGAACTAGAATCAATCTTTTGTTTTCAAGTTTATAACCCAAACAAGGTTTACCACCCCACATGATACCTTGTTCGAAGTCTTTTTGGATTCTCCATTTCATGTTTTCTGAAGCACTTCTTGATTCCTCTTGAGCAAACATTGCAAGGAATGTTAAAATCATTTCACCTTCCCCGCTTAAGGAATGGATGTTTTGTTCTTCAAAGAAAACATCGACATTGATTGCCTTTAGTTCTCTAACTGTCTTTAATAGGGTTACTGTATTTCTCGCAAATCTAGATATGGATTTAGTAAGGACCATATCAATCTTTCCAGCTCTACAGCCTTTTAATAGTAGTTGAAACTCTGCTCTTGAATCTTTAGTTCCTGTTAATGCTTCATCTGCATAAACTCCCGCAAACTCCCACTCATCATTGTCCTGTATCAATTTCTTATAATAGCTGACTTGTGTTGCTAATGAATGTAACATTGCATCTTTACCATCGGATACTCTTGCATAGGCTGCAACTTTAGTTTTCCTTGCTAACTTCGGTAATGCGTCTAACTTGGTTATTGTCTTTTTCATCAGGGGTAACCTCCTCAATATTTACACTATTAATCACTTTATTTCGAGGAATAGTCAAGTCATTCAGTCGGTATAGATTACCCTTTTTGATACAATATTTGTCAGCCAAGAACGTCTCTGCTTTTTGGTACTCCGACTTGGCCATGATCCCCAACTCGAACATTTTCTTGATCGGTTCGATTGATAGGTAGTACTTTTCCAAGTTAGAGCGTTCCATGATGGTTAGCTCCATTTTGTGCCTTGAATTTTATGTAACACTCGTGGCTACAAAATACTCTTTTATTGTTCCCATAGGCAGTAAATTCCTTATTACAACATTTGCATCGATGAGTATAATACGCTTTCTTGGTCACTTCTTTTTGATGCTTGTTCCACCATAACCATCTGCATTGATCGGAACAGAATCTCTTTTTCTTCTTACCCAAGATGGACTTGATTGTTAAGCCACAATTTTCACAGTTTCCAATTAACAAGTCATCATCACTCGATTTACTGCAAGCATACCGAACTGCACTAATTGAGATCGATAGTTCTTTCGCTATTCTTTTGTATCCATATCCAAGTTGTCTCAGCTCAACGATTCTCGTTTTTTCATTGGCGGCCATGGGATCACCTTCCTCATCAGTTAAATGGCGAGGTTCGATCTCATTTGCCGGTGTTATAGCAAATCGTTGAGTCTTAATAACAAAAAAACCTCATGCTTGGATAAATTCCCAAACATGAGGTCTGTTGATATTTCTTCAATTGTTCTTGAATGATTTTCTTAACTCGTCCACCCTGTCTTTTACTACGCCCTTTGCTAAAAACCCCGCAAATCTTCTTCTGATTTCGAATGGTAACCAAAGTCCCTCATCATAATTGGAAATCAGATCTTGGTTATATTGTTTCTTTAGATTAATATAGGCGTCGTTGTACCATCCGGATTTATAGTAAACAAATATAGGAATCTTTTTTTCAAGTGCTTCACGAAGAATTTTTAAATTCGTTTCTTTTGCTCTTTTGGCAAGTCCGTCATCCTTATTCCAATCATCCTTATATATTTCTTTGTCTTTTTCGGTTTTTTGGGTTGCATAAGGATAATACTCCAAGGCAAGAATTTCGTTATTATTGAACCCTTTTTC